CGCGCCACGGCCCGGGGCGGGGACCCTCCCCCACCCTCTGCCGGTCCGGGAAACGATCGGCTACCAGGCTCCGTCCATCTCCGACGAAATAAAATAATTTTTTTTATTCATTTCGAGGGGAGTGGATGCCCTTTTTCTTTGATTGCAAATCCAGTGCGCAGCCTGCAGATTGTTCCAGTCGTTGGCTGCCTCTTCCTTCGATGAATAGCCGAACTCTTTGTACCTGCTGACTGGATAGATCTCATCGATGACAAAGGACAGCGGGTAGTCGTGACGGGAGGGCTCGTCATAATGAATTTCACCAAGTTTTCCATGACATATCCCGCATGGTGCATTCATCGCTTTGAATCTTGCCCGATGCTTGCGTCTCAGGTTCCCGTTGGTATACCTGGGGTTTTCCTTGCTGACCCTGCGTGCCGTCATTTTCTAAGTACCCCTCTGCGGTCAAATACCCCTCCGGTCAAAATTAAAAGCGCAGGTTTCCCTACGCTTTGTCGGAGGTATCCGAGATGATGTTCGGTGCGCTTTGCACCACTAGCATAGTAGCACTGTTAGATAGTGACATTCAATGCCATAATTTAGCGAACGCCTGAAGGGCATCGCCGTGATCCCGGTATACCTGTCTGATTGACACGTTTGTATCTACAGCAATCCGCTCCCACTTCTGGAAGAGCACGTAACGCCGGAACAATATGTCCCTCTGGCGATTGTTGGGGATCTGCTCGATCTCCCTGGTAATCCGGTGCTGTTTCTCCAGAAGGTCATCCACCTCCTCAACGATCTCCCGTTCCAGTTCATCCACCTTTGCGATCAGACGAAGCATGGAGTCACCTGATGTAGATGTCTGGACTTTGTCCGCATCCATCTTGCCTGACGGTGAGCCAATGCTGTATAACTCCGCACGTATCTGCTCACGCTGTGCCTGCAGGCGTTTGACCTTGCGGTGGATTTGATAGATTTGCTGTAGATATTGCTTTGTTGTCATTTCTTAGTTCTCCAGTCATGTATCAGTACCGCTATCATCTCGACCGCCACAATGCCGCACAGTGCGCCGATCAGGCCGAGGGTGAGTTGTTCGAGGGTCATGTGGGTGCTCCTTCCGGTTTCAAGTCCATTCCAGACAGTTCGTTAAATGTTCGTACTGCGCTCTCATATCGCTCTTTCCAGTGTTTATACTGCTCGGAGTCAGGGCGATAGACTTTCATGTTTCTGTGATATGACTCCATTTCTTTTCGCCAATACCACAGCTGTCTTTCACGTGGAGTCATGGTTATTCCTCCAATCCAAGCTCTATATAACAATCTCCGTGTATCTCTCCGATGAATGTCGGCTTCAGCTTGCTGTCCAGATGCACCTGCTTGTAGCCGTATTTGTCCTCTGTCACGCTTTCGGGTTCAAAGTCATCACAGACTTCAAATACAACATCCGCATCGTCATCGTAGAAATCAAGGTTATCCTTAAGTTCTTTTACTGTCATTTGTCACCCTCCCATACTAGCCCCATCAGCTCACACGCTCTGATCGCGGATGTATGCCCGCCGTGCGTGGTATGGAACGATATCAGCTGCATGAACGCATTAACCGCACCGCCGGACAGGTTGCCGAAATCATACAGGCAGGTATATCCGTCATCTTCACCGTCCTCTTTTTCCAATACACCTTCATAGCCGTACGGTCTCGGATCGATGTAATAATCAGCGTGGGCGATCACCTCATGTACTTCCCGGTTGACGATGTGTCGCAGTTCCGTCAATATCTGTCTGGCGCGTTCAGGGGTCATGCCGTAGTATGATGTGAATTCTTCATGTGTCATTCCTGCGCTCCTTCCTTGTAGGGTTCTGGTAATGGCATCCATGCGATCACCTCTCCCGGAGTGTGATCATCTTCATTTGCCCATTCCTTCGTACTTTCGTAATACCATCCAAAACCAACCTTGCCGTTTTTCGTACAAAATAAGATTGCACCGTCTTCATAATACGAAAACGGTTTATAATCATCTTCTTCAGGCAACCGCTCACTGCATGGTATCCACCGCCCCGTCTTGCGCTCTGGCTCGATGGTCGGTTGTGCGTCTATATATGCTTTAACTGTCACGTTATATGTCCATGAACCTTCGCCGTCATCCGGGAACAATTCTTTCAGCGCATCCGCATCAATCATCCTGCCCATCGGTTCTCCTTTCCTTAATACCCACCATCATATTCCAACAGTTTTTCCTTCAATTCAGCATGAGCCTTTGCACATGCGTATTCCAAATCAGAACTATAAACATAACACAGCGTCTGGTCTGTACCGTCAGGGTTGTACCCTTTGCGGTATACATGGATAACCCAATCTGTCACATGGCTGTATGTAATCTCAGCATGATATTTCAATCTGTGCTGGAGGTCTGCAAGAAATCTCAAAAAATCACTCATCGATTCTCCTCTCTGCATTTCCGCAAAACCAATCATCGTCTGGAATACGGTTGTAATATTCATCATCACATCGGCATGGACAACGATAGTCTGGAAATATGATTTCGAATCCGCGATTGCCGTTGTTGTAATCATAGTTGTCAGATGGATACGGCTTATGCTTGCAATCCTTGCACCGTATGATTTCGGGCTGTGCTTCCTTCTTTCCTCTCTCATACGCCGCTCTCCACAGCTTGTCGGAGTAATCGGACAGGTCTGGCTGTGCGGATGGCAACGGTTCGGAATTTCCGAACTGTTCAAGCGATTCAAACGCTTTTCTTACAGCAACAATGAGCGAATCCCTTTCTGTCGTCCTGTTTGCCAGTACATCATCCAGTATTCTGCATACCTTGTTGCACTGTTCTTCTCTAATACTCATCCTGTTCACCTTTCATGTCACTGATGCAGTTGGGACAGTATTTGAACCTATGCCAATCCCAATCTTTTATAACCAACCCGCATTGATTGCATTTCATTGTCACGGGACTGTTATATATCCACTTCCCCTTCTTGCGCTCTGGCTGTGCAGACGGCAGATTAAATATCGCTCCCTCTGCCCTATCTAAAGCGTCCTGCCACGCCTCATTGTACTGACTGTATGTTTCTCTTTTGCCGGGTATCTTGTATCTATGCTCTTGACACAGCACATCGAGTGCATCTATCGCCGCCTGCCTGCTGATCGTGTCATCCATCACTTCTCACTTTCTTCCGCTCTTTTTACGTAGTCGTCTTCCCAGTCTTTTCTCTTTTCCCACAAGTGACAATAGCCATCTTTAGGGAGTGCGTAATGCTCTTCTATAGGGCATCTGGTTCTACCGTCTTCATACCAACCGCCGTTATTGACAGTCCGCCCACAATTTACACACCTCCGTTCTGGCTGTGCGGATGGTATCCGTTCACGCAAATCTCTTCTCAACTGCAATATCTCTGTAGTTAATTCCATCGGCACATCATCAAATCTCTTGTCAAGTGCATCAATCGCCGCCTGTCGGCTGATGGTGTCTGAGTTGTTCGGAATTTCCGAACAGTTCAATGCGTTTATTGCCATATCTAAAGCCAAATTTTTCTTTATCTGTGTTACCGCCGCTTTTGGCACTGGAATATCAATCCTCATGCCTTCCAGAATCGTTATTGCTTCTTTTGGACTTAAATTCTTCATACTTACATCCTTTTCTGCATCTACAATACAACGTGTCATCATCGGATATTCTCCGATACACATGCTTACACGTATAGCATTTCTCCAGCTGATTGCTCGCCGCCTGTCTGCTGATTGTATCTGTGCTAGGGACATCTATGTCCTTAACAACTGGCTGTGCGGATGGCATAGTTGATAGGTGACTTATACAAAATTCAAGACCATCAACAAAACCCATGTTATATCTGCTGTCTGTATTCGTGGCGTCAATAATAAGTCGCCAATGGTCAATCGCCGCCTGACGTGAGATGTAATCGAACAGTTCAGAACCATTTTTACCCTGTTTTGGTTCTTTCAGTAATGGCGAAATCGGTAAATCGTTTTTGTTTCTAAGTGCTTCGATTGCCATCTGTCCGGCTTGCCAATACTCGTCTATCTCCGGCTCATGATGCTTAGACCACTTGCCGCGGCCAAAGCACATTCTATCGTCTATTAATTCGATTGCTTCTTCTCTCGTCATGCCTTCAGCACCTCCTTCATCGCCTGTGCCATGTCGAGGACTCCTTGTATCTCTCCCAAGGTCATCAGCATGTACCCTCGCTCTTCTGTATTTTGGTAGTTTCCCGAATTAGGCATAATCATGTCATAACTTGAACCAACCAATTCCTTGATCAGACGTATTGCGTTATGGTTGATGGACTCTTCTGTGATTTTCATGATTTATCATCCATCCTTTCCTTCTCATCCAGATTGTAGAGCCGTCTCAGCCTCTCGTTCCTGCGCTTCATGTTTGCCGCATTTCTGCCGTGAAAACGATAATTCTTCGTAAACGGCATCCCGATAGTCAGCAGGTTCTTTTCTGCAACCATTATGGCTGACTGCATATCCCTCAACTCATCATAACTGTGCGCTCTGCCATATTCATAGATTGCTTCAAGCCACAGAACGCCGTAGTGACCATCAAGCTGAAGGTGATCCGGGAGGTCGGAAATGATTGCTATGACCGTACTTGAGTACGTGTTACCCAGAAACACAGCTTTGTACTGCGTATACTCATCAGCCTCACTCAGCTTGTCTTTGTCGTAGCAGAGCCACTCCCAAGCGTTTCCGGTCATGATCTTCAATGTGTTGAATGGTTTACCTTTCTTCATTTGCGATCCCCCTTCTCACCTCACTCCATAAACGACAGTCCGCAATTCACACATCTGAAATGCTTGTGTCCGTTATACCTGGATACGTTCGCCGTTCCCTTCGTACCACATGACGGACAGATAAACGGCTTTGTCAGCGGTTTGCTATACTCAGTGACTTCTTCGTCCTGCACGAACCTCTGGCCGCACCAATGGCACTGCTCCGTGTCATATGGCATCTCTCCGCAGACAGGGCATTTCGGTATTCTCCCATATCCGTCATTGACTATTGGTAACTTGATTGGCTCTGCTTTTGAGTAAAGTGCCCACAGTTCGTTCCTACGGTTCTCCGTGTCCTGATTACGCTGTTTCTCCACACGGTCATGCTCCGCCCTGTCCCAGTAGTCCACACAGGCTTTGTGCTCTGGCGCTATGTCAATCTGATAGTTGCGCATGCAACAGTGCCATCCGTCTTTCTTGCCACTGCCATGACCGTCTCTCGGCTCACAGCGGACGCATCCGCCGCACTTCTTATCAATCAGCTCCTCTGGATAAATAAAGATTTCGTTGTGGTTTCTGCGCTCCTCGCGTTTCGGAATGCCCCTTGAAAACATCGACTTTTCAAAAATATCGTACATATTACTCCCACCCCGTGTCTCTCTCAGACTCTGCCGTGTTAACCATCTCGTCATAATGCCCGTAAGGCTTGTGGGCCATGTGTGCCTGTGCGTGGCTCGTGGCATTCCGCTCATAATATGCCTCGCCCAGGTTGTTGGTTTTCAGCCTCCACTCAAAAGTCTTCTGCTTCGCCTTCTGTATGTAGTTCATCCCCCTGCCTCCTCTCAAATATCAATCTTTCCGTTCATCAGTTCTGGCAACAGCGCATCACGGAACTCAGCGAGCAACCTGTTTTCCTCTGTGTTTAAATACATAATCATCTGTTTCCAGTGACTCAGGAAATCAACTATCAGCGGATGTATGTTCTCTTTGGTACTGACGGATATCTTTATGCCGTCTTCTGCACAAAAGTTGACATAATTCTCTTTTTCGGCTTTTTGTCCAACAACCGAGAACGCTTCTGTCACGTCAGGTGTAGCAACATCCATGCAGTCATATCCAAGTCGTTTTGCCGCCGTTTTGTTCATCTTGATCTTGATTGCATTCTTCTGCTGGATGATCCGGTTATAGTCTGTGGCAATATCCTCGAATGGTCTGTGCTTTTCCTCTATCGGCGCTTGCTCGACATAGCGGTTCGGTGCAAGGATGAAATTGTTCTGTTTGATCTCTTCCGGCGTAACGGCACGGCAAAAACCTTGCTCATTCTTTAGCCCATTAATCGCGTCCAGCGCTTTTTCCATTCCTTCCGCAGACAAGACGTTAACGTTCTTGTGGTACATCCTGCCTGTGTGAGAACTCCCGCCAAACTGACCACGCTGATCTCTGGTTTCCACCTCGAAGGTTTGCCGCATGTCGATCATTTCCACCTTCCGTGTTTGACGGCTCCGTTCAAAAAGAATGATGCACACAGGGATGCTGGTGGATTCGAACATCGCATCCGGCAGTGTAATGACGGCAGATATCAGGTTTTCAATAACCAACATCTTTCTTATGCCTTGCTCTTCTTTTGTGTTTGCCGTCAATGCTCCGTTCGGGAGAAGGAAAGCTGCCTTGTGATCAATCATGCTTAATGCGGTTAGGACAAACGCATAATTTGCGTTATTTTTGGGCGGCAGTTGAAAGCCGCTGTATTGAGGCATAAAGCCAGCTAATGCCGGGGGTGTCCACGCCATGTTATAGGGTGGATTTGACACAAGCGACACGCCCATACTTTTCTCCTTTCTTTACTATCCACTGCTTATATACCTCATCTTGCAATACATCCGCCATGCACACGCTTGAGTCTATATTGCGTACTGCAAGATTAAACAACAAGAACGGAATGACGTTCTCGTCAAGTTCGTAAAGTCTAAACTTCTGATCATGGTTTTGTGCCCATCTTTGAATTGTTAATGCTCCTGATCCTGCGCACATATCAATGACCACATCAGCTTCTCCTATCAGTCTGTTCAGAAAAACAGCAAGGCTTTTTGGCGTGTAGTCTTGCTTCTTTTCCTTCCTATCAGCGTGATAATACTGGTAGACCATCTGAAGCCAGTCAACAGACAAATCCTGCTCAAACAATTTGCAAAACATGTCATATTTTTCAGTATCGTTATTATTGACCACTTTCATCAAGGCGTTCCCAAGGTTGTCAATATCCGTATGGAACAGATCTGTTATTTTGTTTTTCATTTCAAGCAGTTCCATCTTGTTCCAACCTCCTCTCAAACACTTCCACACACTCCTCGCAGCTCCCGCCGGACCAGAGGATCGGGCACAGCACGTATCCATCCTCATATCGCTCTATCACGGCATCGAGGCAGTCCTCAAGACGTCCGTTTCCGTGGTTGACACCGTCGGCGGTGTTGCAGGGGATGGTGTAGTTACTTGCCATCGTTCTCCTTCAACAACTCGCATAAAAAAGCACAGTTGCAAATTATATGCCATAAATGCGGAAGCCCGCTCTCGTCGTCAACTGCGTCCCGATTTTCCACAAACGCAAGCAAATGTCTGTACAAAGCATCAATATATCGTTGGGGCTCGACCTTCTTCCAATTATCTGGATCTTTGTATTTTTTTACCCCAAAAAGTCGGACTGCTCTTATTGCACTGATGGCCTCAATCGGGACAAGTGATATATCTACAGACCCATTCACCGTTGTTTCCAATGCCTTTTCGGCACTCCATCCAGATCGTATTCTCTTTGTAAGCGTATCGGGCCTCATGCCTAACAACTCCGCCCATTCAGACGCACAAAGCGTTAACCCCTTATACGTGATCATTACATTGCGGCGCGTGTTCCTCGCCTGCAACTGCAACGGTATAAACACCACGTTTTCCCTGCTGTAGTTCCCATTCACATCAACTCTCTCGACTGTCAGATCGTCGGTATATCCGTTCGATAAAGCGAAATCTCGGAAGTCTTCGTAATCTCGGAACTCGCACTCTATGCCTCTTGCGCCGTACCACTTAAACTCTTTGCATGACGGGCTTTCACAACGCTCCAGAATATGCCGATAAATCCTGTACAATCTGGTTTTTGTATCTCCGTGCGTGCCCCTACTTGATACAATCAGTTTCCCTTTTGCACAGCCACAGCTTCGCTGGCGGCCACTAAGCACATTGCTGACATACGATTCAAATTCTTTTCCGCAAAACGGGCACTCAAACAACCCCTTCCAGTCGTTCCCGACCTTTCTGGTTTTGCATATCATTTTGGCCCTTACCATTTTCAGGGACGCCTGATCATACTCCTCTAATTGGGCGCACGCCTTGATCAGCTCCGGCGGGACCAATGACAGCTTGAGTTTCCCCGCATCCGCCTTCACTGCCTGATCGGGACCAGGCTTTGTTGTCAGCTTTTCAAGCTGTTCTTCAAGCTCCTCGATCCTGTTGGTGTCCTCCATGGCCATTTCCTGCATATCCTTCCGTAGCTGCTCATTTTCTGCGCGGAGCTGGTTGATTGCTTTTGCATCCCTCTCTGCCAGATTGCCCAGATCATTCCGCAGCTTCTCATTTTCTGCGCAGAGGCGGTCGATCTCGGTCAGTTTTTCTGCAACCGCTGGCGGATCCGTCGGGTCCACGATAGTAAAGGCCGGTTCTGCTTCCTCCGGCTCGGGGATCGTCACCTTGCTCCCCGGTTCCGGCGCCTTCGGCTCCTTCATCGTGCCCGGGCCTGCTCTCCGTCCCAAAAGGATCCGCCGGTCAACCTTCTGGCCGTGGTCAATCAGCCACTTGGCCATCTCTTTTTTGCTGACCAGGTTCCGGTCGGCGAGAATTTCAACCTGCGCTTTCGGGTTTTTCGCCTCCCGGTAATCCTGTATAATTTCGCTGTCTGTCATTTTCATGGTCTCGTTTTCCCTTCAGTCTGTTATCTTAAATATGCATCCGGTCTTCTTCTCGATCTCTTTCAGATACTCAAGATAGTCGTCCGGTGTCCCGCCGCTGACCCTCATAACCTCCTTGTTCCACTCTTCTACAAAGCCCGGAATGTCATCATCCTTATTCGGGCCGTAATACCGGTGATGCGCCATAATGATAGTTGCGGCGTAGAAATTCAACATTGCATCGCTCTTCTGCAGCTGTGCGGACTCAAGGTCTTTATAGTATTTGGCTTCGATCTCTTTTCGCTTCGCCATTGCCCGGCGTTGTTGTCGGTTCATCCCGTTCCCCTCTTTTCATGCACCTGTTTCTCCAAATACTTCATGGTCGCTTCCAGATACGCCCGGCACAGCGGGTGCTTGTCGTGCCGGTACCAGATTTCGTCTGCTGTCCTGATCAGGTCGTCCCAGTAGGCGTCGGTGTCCTCGATGTCGCTGAAGTGTTTGAAGTATTGCCAGGTGTCATTGATGATGTCGTGGACTTCGTGTAATTCGATCTCAGTCATATTGGTTTTCCTACGTACTGAAAATTAACCGTTGATACCGTTGATACCGTTGATACATCAACGGTTGCACCAACGGTTAGCCAATATAAACGTTTAGGTGTTTTTATGAGAAGGGCATATTAGAACCCCAGTATTTATCAGGGTTTTCCCACTTTATCAACGGTTCTCCCTGATCACCATCAACGGTACCAACGTTTTGCCGTTGAATTTTATACATTTTGGAGCCTGAACCGTTTTCACTCCACGAAACTTCAATACCATCTTCTTTAAGGAACCTCCCCGAATGTTTTCGCAAAAAGCCCCCGATGTGATAAACGGTTTCTGTAATTCCGACACCCAACTGAACAGCATCATTCACAAGTGCCATGCACCTGCCGCGCCAATATGTGTTATTGTCAGCTATTGCAATAACAGCTTCCCGTATTTCTGAAGATTTATACTCAGCCATCAAATTAGCCTGTTCACGAGATGCCGCATCCACGCCCTCCACAATTTTCCACTGGGCCTGATCTAGCTGCACGTTCAGCTCTGGCAAACCGTCGATAGTCTTTCCCTTGACAGAAATATGTATCGGATCATCCTTCCGCTGCCGGAACATGACCATCATCTGAGTCGCCGCCCCCTGCAATCCGGTACTGCCCAGGATATTTGAAAACGGATCGTCAGCATCCACAGCTTTTCGGTCATGACACACGAGCATGATCGAAATATGGTATTTTTGTGCCAGTTCATTCAGCGGAGTGATATCCCGATATGCATGTTCATATTCTGTTTCTTTAATCCCTTTTGCGGGCGACCTTATGATCTGGAAGACATCGATCACAACCAGCCCGATATCAGGATCCTCGTCAAGATAGTGCTCGATCTGCTCAACGAAGCCGTTCTCAAGCGTATCCGTTTCCGTGTCCAGGTAGAAATTTTTCGGGACCTCTTCCCCCTGCAACATTTTGCGAAGTCGTCTCTGCTGCAGACTTTCGCTGGTCTCCAGATCCAGATACAACGTCGAGCATTTCTTCGTGTGATATCCGAGGAAATCTTCCCCTTTTGCGATTGCCAAACACATCCCCAGGGCGAGCCATGACTTTCCGAGTTTTGGCTTTGCGGACAGAATACATGTCCCTTCGACAAGTATCGGGAGTTCACTCCCGACCCCGATGAATATGACCGGCTCCGGGATGTCCTTCTGCATCAATGCCTCCGCCGTCTTAAGTTTTCGGAATGTCCGTTCTTTTTTCTTCGACTTCGGTGCAGGATCCTGTCCGGCATGTTCAGCCGCCTGTTGTCGCTTGTGCTCAAGGTATCCGGCGTCAATCCGATCATCATCTTGTTCATGATCGTATGCATCCGGCTCAAATTTCAGCCGTACATCCTGCCACTTATACTGGCGGCAACTGTTATGATGGCATTTAAAGGCAATCGCTCCATCCGCATACCAGAATACTTTTGCATCACCATTTTTATGGCTGTGATCAAACGGGCACTCATTCAGCTTGAAGATCTTTGCCCTGTCGTTGGAGTCTTCCGTGTATGACATCCCATGCAGCTGCAGAAAAGCAGGAAGATCAAACTCCTGTTCTTGATTGTACGCCCGCCGGGCCTTCGGCTTCGGATCCTCCGGCAGTTCTCTGGCGAGTGTCGTCAACGTTTCCATCGTTGTTAGCTTCACTGGATCTGGAACAGATATGATCCGGCTCATCCTGTGAGGTCGCTGATTTGTAGAAGTTCCCTTCTGCGCAAGGGTACCGTGCAATTTACATATCCGACTCGGGTTAGAGTTGGTTGTGTCAATTTTGACTTCAGCCGTGTCGAACATCGCCGAAAGATTTTTCAGACACCGTTCAACAACAGATCTCCCCACGGCATCATTCAGGACGTCAATCCGATATAACAGGTGATAACCGTTTCCGCTAATTGCGGTTACCGGTTCCTGAAAGCCAAGATCAGACAGGTATGCGGCAACTTTGTTCATAAGCAGCCTGGCCTGCTCAAGTTCCGTATCAGTCGATGAAATGCCGGTCGGCCGGACCGGATCAAGGTCAATGAACAACCATTTGTATCTAACAATCTCGGGATCACTTGTGGTGCTTGGGTTTCGCTCGAAATGCTCGCTCTGGGAGCGTGAGAAGCATTCTTCTTTCACTTCTCCCAGAGTGATATAAATGTTCCGGTTTCTTACATCTATTTTGTCAAAGTTCAGCAGCAGGGTATCGGCGTCTCGGAAATATCCGCTCAGAATGTCCTTCCTTCCGCCCGTATTGCCGATCACGCGGACCTCAAATACCTCATTTGGGGCCTTAAGAATTGATATGGCTTTTCGGACTTCTTCTGAGTCAACATAACTCCCCCAACGCATAAGCATTCTCCCTTAAAATGGAATTTCTTCTTCTGCTCCAGCAGGGATGGACATAAATCCATCAGATCCCGCCTGCCCGGTTAATTTACTGTTATTCTGTGCGGGACCAGTCTTATCGAGATAAACGGGAGCCGGGATCTTTGCGGTTCCGACATTGTCCCAACTGCAGAACCATTTCGGGACATGCCGCATAGTAATCCGCCCATCGTACTCGTTTTCCTCCGCGCCATACACAATTCCGATCTTTTTGCCCTTGAACTGCTGAGCCCAGGCATTCCCGCCCCACTTGATCTGAAAGTTATTCGACTTCTCAACAGCAGTGCAGAACGTTTTGAAATTCCTGCTGGTCTTGTTCGGATCGTTGTAGTCGGCGACCATGATGTATTTGCTGCCGTTGAAGGGCCATTTCTTATCATCACCACGGTCGTCATTGTTGTACATTGTTTCAAAATACTGCTTCTGCTGGTCAGGATCGCAGAAGTCAAACAACACAACGATCATATCTTTGCCAGTACTTGACTGACGTTCAGCTACCTGTTTGATCACGGCATAATGCCCGCCCAGGTTAACCGGAGTAAATTCTCCACTTGCCTGCGCCTCATCATATCCACTGGGTTTGTTCATCCGTTTTGCCTCCTTTTTCAATTCTGTCTACTTCATCCATGAGGATGATTATGTTTTTGTTTTCGCCAAAATGACGATGGAACGACTCTGGTGTGTGATCAAAAGGCCCGTTTTTTCGTCCTGCCTCCTGCCGAAGGGGATTTTTTCCGCGAACCTTCGGCCCGTAATATTCATCCAGGAACTCCTCGACTGACTTGCCGCGGGCTTCCGCCTCAAAGAACAGTTCATATCTTTTGTTCCGGATAAAAAGTGATATGTCATTCGGGTCTATGATCGGATGCGTGTCCAACTGGAATATGCGGAAATACTCATCAATGATTTCCATACAGGTATTCCGGTTGCAGAGGTTCAGGGCTTCCGTGTCTCTGCTGATCAGCCTGTCCTGTCTCCAGAAGTGTGAGCAAAGCGCAGCTGTGTGTTTAAGATCGTAGACATCCCAGTGCCCTTCCTCCTTGCCTTCCCAGAATTGACTTTTCACCCAGGTTCTGTGGAATGCGTGATGGCAGCTGTCGCACATCGTGATCACATCCCGCAGTCTTTCATGCCCGAGCCGTTGATATGATAAATGATGTGTCTGATACGGTTCGCCGGTAAGATCTCTCCGGCAGACAACGCATCGTTTCTCATCAAATTCAAACCTTTTCCTTCTCACCTTTTGCCAGTGCGGATGTTTCTGGATGTAATCGTTGTATTTAACCATTGATCCGTCCGGCAAATAAGCAAGCCCCATTGCATCACCTCCTACTCTTTTAAGGACTTTTTGTTCATCAATATTCCTCCAAGGCCTTAACCACGATCATGATGTCGTTCTCGCACTCATCCCGATCAAATGCCCCGAGCGGCACCTTGCAGGTGCTTCCGTCCGCGCTCAGGATGAACTTGTACTTGCCGTCCTGCCGTACAGCCCAAACGACCGTTGTCATCTTGGACTCAAGCACCAGCTTTTCCAGTTTCCGCCCGTTTGTTTTGATCCGCGTCCTGATGATGCCGTTGTCGTCGGAAATGGTTTCTGAATGGCACAGGATGATCACCGTCAGATTCTCCCGCAGTTCCAGAGCTTGATTGATGATGCTCCATCCGTTCTGCGCCAGATCCGACCATGCAGATCTCTTATCGCCGGACTGCATGGCGAGGATCTTCATCTCTTCCGCGACCATCAGGCCGTTAAGCGTGTCGATCACAACATATTTGATCCGCCGGTATCGTTCGTCGTCATTGATGTGACGGAGTGCGCTTGCGACTGTTGCGAAGGCGTCGGAGCAGAGGTAATACCCTTTTCCCGGATCTTCGCCCTTCTTCATGATGTCCTGGTACTGGTTCCGCCATCCCTTCCAGTTCAGACCCTTCTTGTCGCAGTCGAGATAGAATGTTTCTGGTGCGGGCAGGTTGCGCATGGCTGTGGTTTTCCCGCTCCCGGACTCCCCCATCACGCCGATTACTTTCGCCATGTTCCCCTCCTATCTGATACTCAAGTGCGTCCCACGCTCCAACAGGCGGGCAAACTCAAGCTCCTGTCCTGCGTCGAGTGCCTGCCGGATTTTCTCCTTGTCCGGCTCCGGCTTGCGGATGATAAACTCTTCCGGAATTGCATCGATGTTACTGTCCACGTACATCGGCTGTTTGCCGCCGTTCTTCGCTATGGATACCTTGAAGTGTTCCGTCTGGATCTTGCCGATGCCCATCTCATCCATGGCATTGAGCAGACTCAATTTGATGGCTCTGACCCGATTGCTGAGAGTCAGCGCATGGGCCGCCAGTCTGTCGGACTCCGCCTTGAATTTGGCTGTTTCCGCTTCCAGCTCCCTGATCACACAGGCATAACCCTCGGCCTTATCCTCGATCTCGCCGGTCAGGCCCTCAAGGGTGTCCATCAGAGCGGTCGGGTCGGTATCGGGATCCTCTGCGAGTGAGAGTAAATACAGATAATCTTGCTTAAGTTCGTACAGTGTCATCCTCTTCCTGCCTCCTCCATCAACGTCCGTATCCTGTGTTCCGCAGCATCGAAGCGCGGGTCAACATTGTCGTGAGGCAGGACGCTCTTTGCCCGGTATCTGTAATGATTCAAAAAATCGTTTCCGTTCCAGTTGGTGTTTATGTAGACCTCCGGAAACTCGCCAACCTCCATGGATATCACGGTGTTGTGCCCAAGCTCCCGGAAACGCTCGTTTGCGTCATACACCAGCTCCGCAATCTGCAGTAATCTCTCCTTTGTCATATCTTCCTTTCCGTGCTATAATGCACATATTTGATCCTTTCGCCGTGATTGCTCTGCCAAAGCGTCACGGCATTTTTAGTTCCTTGATTTCTGCCGTGTTGGTCCTGTGCCGGATCGCCATGATCCCGTTGAGGCGGCAAAGCACCAGCCACTGTGTCGGATCCAGTCCGCGCAGGTACATGACCTCGCGCTCCTCTGCTATCGGCGGACGGCCCGTCAGTCTGGAATAATCCATACGTCCCTCCTTGTCTCGCCGAACTGTACACATGTGGCATAATCCCCCAGATACAGGTCACACCACTGCGTCCCCATGGATGCCGGGCCTCGATCCTCGACCGTCCAAACGCCCAAACCCTCGATGTAAAGCTGTGTTCCAAACGGCAGGGAATTGTGTGCGACCGTGACATGCTCCTCCGGATACTCGCCAGATGCCGTGGCCATGCCGGTCTCGTAGTACGCGGTGATCCGCCACTCTCCCAGGCATTCCCCGCGGGGATCCTCTTCGGACAGCCAGTCGGCACTCAAAAAGCCTTCAGGCGTCTCCAACCACTCCCCCTGCATATTTCCCTGCACCTCACTCGCAAAAGGCAGGACGGCCACGACTGGAGCATCTGTGGACGGCTCGGCCCTGATGCATAAGCCTGCGAGGGCAATTACATACAATGACATCATGACGCTTTCCTCCTGATCAGAACGTTCAGCCCTGTGCTGTCCGTGGCGAACTCATACTCCGGCTTGCTCTCCTTTACCGGACGCGGCTCCGTCAGGAAGACGAACGCACATGCTGCAAAGATCCCGATCAGCAGTGCCAGGAATGCCGCCTCGATCGCGTCGATACTTGTCAGCGACCAGATCAACTCAAAGCCGAATATGGCCCCGAGCGTAGCCGTGCAAATTGCTCCATACTCCCTTATAGTCATCTCAATCCCCTCTCAATCACATCCTGGATCGCCCATAGTTCGGCCAGTCTCATTTCTCCGATGTCCTTCATCCTGTTGCTCATCGTCTGCCGGTTTATCCCCGCCCGCCTCGCAAGCTCCCCCTGCGTGATCTTCAGGGCGGTCATTCCGCCGCCGATCTCAGACAGCACAGCGGTTGCTCTGGGGTCTGCTCTGACGCCCAATCTCCTGACTCTTGGCATTACTAATCCTCCGTGTCTACTTTATGTAGACTTTATAGGCAATAAAATATCATCCTCGGAGAAGCCTGTGAGACGACAGAACATATACAAATATGCTGTCTTCATCTCTCTTTTACCGCTCTCCCAGTCAATTACCGTTGATCGTGAAACGCCCATTTTGTCAGCTAATTCTGCCTGCGTTAGTCCTGTGTTTACCCTTGCAGCTTCCAGTGTTATTTTTGCCATCTGCCTTATCACCTCCTTTCTGTAAGCACCACACATGGACAAGTATAGTCTACATTTTGTGAACTGTCAACACTTAATGTAGACTTTTTCAGAGAATAGATATACAATTATTGAACAGGGGAGAGGGAGGTTACCATGACAGAACAAGCATATGCGAAGTTGGTAGCAAAGAATTTGAGAAACATAGCGATAGCGAACGACAAAACCCAGGCGGATATTGCTAGAGATCTAAAGCTGAGTAAAGCGACTGTGTCAAGCTGGATGAACGGAACGAGACTTCCACGTATGGATAAGGTAGACCTGCTTTGTCACTACTTTAATTGTTCCAGAGCAGACATCATGGAAGACCATTCCGGAGAATATTATACGCAGACGGAAGCTGCTCGGATGGCACAGGCGGCGTTTGACGATCCGGATCTCCGGGCGCTCTTTGACATCGCCCAAAATTCCAGCGCAGAAAATGTAAAAATGGTGACGGATTTATTGAGGAGGTTAAAAGCAACAAACCCGAATGGATGAGATTTATATTTATCATGTAGCGCTTCCTGACGGGTGCAACGAGGCCGTGCTGCCATGTATGGACGGATACACGATCTACATAAATGAGAAACTTGACGAAACTCAGCAGCTGGCTGCGTTGCGCCACGCAATGAAACACATCCAACGTAATGATTGGGAAAAATACGATGTACAGCAAATAGAACACGACGCTCATGAGTAAGGGAGGATTGTCATGGGGATCTTGTCAGCGTTTAAGAAGGAAAAGAACATAATCACTTTTGATGTGGCTGGCGTTTCATACAGGACCGATGCCATAAAAAATATCATGGAAGTTGCCGCAAAGTATAAGAAACCATTTGGAGAACGCCGAGTGTATAAGTACAAGTTCACCGAAGGGCCGTGCGATCTTGTCCCTGAGCCCAAGAACCCATCAGATAAGAATGCAATAATGGTTGTTTGCAGCGGAGTTCATGTCGGATATGTTCCAGCAGATAAAGCCGTTGCAATCAAGAAACTGCTGAAGAAATATGACGCAACAATCACGATTCATGGAGGCAGGTACAAAGAATTTGACGCTGAAGATGATGAATGGATTGTGAGAGATGGCAGCTTTAGCGCAGAAGTGACTATGGTAGAAAGATAATAAAAACCGCCCACCCTGTTGCAGCAGGATGAGCGGAATGTCAGGTGATACAATGAACACCAAACTTGAGCACAGTCATTGTATCACCTTTTCTCATACAAAGAAAGGTGGTATTTTTATGGCTACAGCCAGAAAACTCCCGTCCGGATCATGGAGAGCTCGTGTGTACTCTCACACTGACAGCTCCGGAAAGAAGATTTACAAATCATTTACGGCTCCAACGAAAAAACAAGCAGAAATGCTCGCGGCCCAGTACGCCGCCAACGAAAAGACAGATCGTCTGGACATAACTTTTGGCGATGCGGTAGACATGTACATTGAAAGCCGCTCGTCTGTCCTGTCTCCAAACACAATCAAAGACTACAAATGCACTCGCTCACATCATGTTCAGAGCCTGATGCCCGTCCCACTGTACCGGATCACGTCCGAAGACATCCAGCGCGCGATCAACTTGGAAGCGGCTGCGCTCTCTCCCAAAACTGTCCGCAACATCAACGGTCTGATCACGGCGACGTTGAAGGCCTACCGGCCCGGCTTTGCTCCATCCGTCTCCCTGCCGCAAAGACAGCGGGTCGAGTATCATATCCCCGTTGATGATGACGTCAAACGCCTGATCGAGGATGTCAGGGGCAAAGAGATGGAGCTTCCGATCCTTCTGGCGGCATTCGGCCCGATGCGCAGAGGTGAAATATGCGCTCTCCGGTCAGACAATATTTCCGGAAACATCGTGCATGTCTGCGAGAACATGATTGCAGACGGCCCAGACAACTGGATCGTCCGGCATCCGAAATCATACGCCGGAGACAGGTACATCGATTATCCTGACTTTGTAGCAGAGTTATGGAAGGGTAAGACCGGCAGGATCGTCGAGATGACGCCTACAGCCCTCACAAGGCGTTTTCAGCGCATCACCCATAGATTATCCCTCAACTGCCGCTTCCACGACCTGAGACACTATTCTGCGTCCATACAGCATGCCATGGGAATACCGGACGCATACATCATGCAGAGGGGTGGGTGGGCGTCGGACGGAGTGCTTAAGCAGGTCTACAGACATGCCCTTGAGGATAAAGCGAGGGAGATGGGGCAGAAGGCCAACGAGCACTTTTCGCAAATATATGACACGAAATATGACACGAAATAGAAAAACCCCCGTAAGTACGAGGGTTTTACCAAGCCGGATGCCGGATTCGAACCGGTTAAGGGCATTTTTACAGAAACCGTATAACTACGGGATTTTCCGCAAATCCTTGTAGCTACGCGGTTTTTCTCTGTCAAACATGCGTGATAAAATCACATATTTTTGACATAATCACGCATTTTTGACAAGAGTATGACACGAAATATGACACGACTTGTGTGTCTAAATGGATATAATAAACCCTTCCTTAATCCCTGCCCGCTCCAGATCATCGATCCGGTCGATGGCATTCTGGAAGTTCTTGAAGCTCCTACAGTACACTCTATATCTGTCCGTCTGCTCGATAAAGCATCCGAATCCGCTCGCCTGCGCGACCTCCGCAACCCGCTTGTCGGCATTGGCCTTTTTGGAGTACGCGCCTACCTGTACGCGATATACGTAGTCTCCCTTGAGGCGGAAGATGTATGCTACGTGGTAGCCCTTGTACGGCGTCGTTCCGATCCACTTGTAGTACGGTGCCCCCTCGCCGCTTCCGTGGCAAAATGCGTGGCCTGCGTCAAAAGACTTGTTGTTTCCGTAGTACGCATTGGTGTGCGAGATGCTCCGATACGTGACCAGGTCGCCCGGCTGCAGGATGCCTTTTTTGATGCACTCACGGACGGTGCGCTTTATCCGGTAGACGTCGAAATACTTGTGTGCGTTTTCCTTGGCATGATCACTGAGCCAAACGATCTTGTCCATGCCGCCATACCACTGCAGGGCCGAGGCGGGTACCCCTGCGTACTTACACGCAAAGGCCACGCCGCCCATGCAGTTGGTGATATACAGTCCGGCCTTGCGCGTCGCTTCAAAGGTACTCTTGGAGCGTTTGCCGTTGTAGTACCTCCACTGGTGGCCCGCCTTGTTGTCCTTTTTCATGACGAGGTTTAGATGCTTCATGGAGTTGACCAGGTCTTTCGGTGTGACCATCAGCCCACCTCCTCGATGAAGTTTTTGAACCCGTATTTATACCAGAGATCAGCTGAACGTCGATCGGCATTTTCTTTTGCAGTAAATGATCCGCAGTACACATGGTATACTCCGTCGGCATCCTTATCTATGAAACAGTTATACCCAATCTGTGTTTTTTCTCCCCTCTTTGCGTATGTCATGTAGTCTGGGTATTGTGTGACCTCTCTGACATAATCCGCTTTGTTTGTGGCGTTGATTTTATGCTCATATGCACCCACATGCACTCTATGGTATGTCTTGTAAGGTGCGGAAGTGGTAGCGTGGGGCTCGTTCTGCTCCGGCTGCTGCGCCGTGCCGTCCTCGCCCATCACTGCATCGTACTTCGTCAGATCATAACTGTTGATCAGGTTCATGATCTTGGTAACATAATTCGGATCCGTAAAGTAGCCCTCCGGCTTTTCGTTTGTCCCGGTTCCGATCCGGATCTCACTGATCACTTTCAGCGGATCTGTCCAGCCCTGAATGCGCCTGTACTTGTATCCCTTAGCATTCTGGACATGCAGCAGGAAATTCTCATAATCCTCCAGGCACTCACGAAATGAATGGTACACACGGAAGTCATCATCCGGCCTGGTCAGTTTACCATTGACATACTCTGTAGTCTGCTTCCGGTAAATCTCCCCGCTCCATGTGGTGTACTGCTTCCATGATCCGTTGATCAGATCCGCCTTCATCCCGACGATGTTATAACGCCGTGTCAGGTCCGTGGATCCCCAGCCGGTTTCCAATGCAGTCTGCGCAACAATTACTGAGGGCAAAATCTTGTAAATCCTGGCCAGATCCTGCACGATCGGGGCGATCATCGCAATCCATTCCGTCGGCGTGTATGATTCTCCCTGTTTTGCGGAAGTATAAATGACTTTTCCGTCAGGATCGAATACGGAATACCCGGGATGTCTGTCGGCATCTGCCTTGGCCAGATCAAGGTTTCTGAATGCATTCGTCTGGCTCTCGGCATCGGCCCACGTTAACCGTACACGGTATAGTTTATCTACGACTATTTCCGCAGCCAGTTCATATTCCGTGCCTGTAGCACCGATCAGCCTTTTGAACCGTTCCCAGTCGCCGCGGGCACGTACCTGTGACGGGCAGTTCTTCCCGCAGACATCATAGTGGCTGTACACTCTTTCCGCCGGAATATTAAACATGGCCATGAGCTGCTTGACGACGTCAACACTGTTGAGGAATGCCTTCTCATAATCGTACCCGGCATTGACACACATCTCGACGCATATGGAATTCCGGTTATGGATCTTTCCGAAGAGCTTCCCTCCGTAATTCACGCCTACATGCCAGGCTCCGCGCTTATACGGGATACAGTGATACGCCTCCTTGTCATCAACCACCACATGCCAGGACATGTTTTTCATGTATCCATCCCGGAGGCCTGCTGCATGTGCCTTTGCATCGGCAGTCTTACTGTAATTATCAGTATTATGGAACACGATCGCATACGGTTCATTTGTATCATAGCTGTTGTTGTTTGTCGGGCACTCCTGTATCTTTATCATAAAATCCCTCCAAATCAAAAAAGGAGAGACGCACTTGTCCCTCCTTTAAACCACTATAGTAAATGTAGTAACTACATAATTCAGCATTATTCCTGCGACAACTGATTTATTTTGCTTCCTGTTCCTCTTCGTCGTCTCCTGTAACCATCGCATCCATCGCCTTTTTTAATCTTCGTGTAATCCATGCCGGAACGGGGAGCCCTGCCTGATCCAGATTTTCAATCACGCTTAAGACTTCCATGACACAGACATAGATCGAGATAAACATAAAGATATTAATCGGCAAAGCTATGGCAATCTGGGTAACATATGACAGCACAAGTATGACGATCTCGCCGGATTTCCGAAAAAGGCCTTTGCGCATTTTCGTTGAGTCCCACGTGCCGTTTACGCTTGCCTGTATCCACCCGGTCAGGACATCAGCGCCCATCATGATGATGGGAAGCAGGAGTGTCCAATAACTGTGTGTGTATGTGATTTTATCAAGTACTTCCATGGCTGTCCTCCTTCACAAAAAGGGCAGGATTTTACCCCTGCCCGTCTATAAGTTACTGATTTAAATTCTGCTTTAAGTGAGTTTATTTCAGAAGCAACTGCGGACAGTCAGTGAGTGCCTGATAGTACAATGCCATAGCCCCGCTGATAGTCGGATGCACGTTGTCAGAACCGAGCATACCAGTAAACCATGTTCCGTCACTCTGCGCACCCACTGCTTTTGCAAAATCAATATACTGATAACCGCTGTTTCTCACCCATTCATTTTTCTTTTCATGGTTGATAGACGGTACTGTCGGAATGGTTGCAAAAACAGGTGTGATTTCGAACTGCCTGCAGATAGACAATACTTCATTAACTGCATTCATCCATGTCGAACTTGGAGCGGAACTACCGTCACCGCCGTCATTCATCCCTAAACACCACACAATAATTTTAGGTTTAGCAAGCCCGATATAGGATTTTAAGGACGGAAGAGAATATGTAGAGGATTCTCCGGCATAAGCATCAATCAGGCAGTTTTCACTATACCCATTTTCAATAAGGTAATACACCCATCTGTTAGTGCCATAAGAGAAGTATGAATCACCAAACATCCAAATGGTGTTCTGAATGTCTCTGCTCGTTGTAGAAAAATCAACATTGGAAACTGTCATATCGGATACGGTAAAATACGGTTTTGTGATTCCGTTGTTCTGTGTTATTTCACTGCTGTATTTTTCACCATTACTGGAGATTTCATAATTTATTTTACTGTCAACACGCTGAATTAAAACCACGCTGATTTTATCTGATAACGTCAGACCATGATTAGTCCCAGTTCCTTCAGTCCCGGATTTCTTTACTTTTACGGTTGTGCTGTCGATCACAAGTGATACTGCATTCCCTCCGCTATTGTTTGCAAGTCCTACTTCTAAACTACCGAAAGTTGAAAAATCACAGGTGAATGATACAATTTTATCACGCTTTATGCTATTTGCATTAGCAAACATATAAGACTGATCATTACCAGAATATCTCATGAAAGGCTTTTCAACCGCTAATATTCTAGCCTTCAGATTATCAATGCTCGTTTTGTCGGTATCATATAACCAAGGAATTTCATACTTTCCAGTATCGGTATCAAGACTATCACCCGATGAGATTACAAGGTTATCAACCGTATTATCAGCTGTATAGTATGTTGCATAGATATATTTCGCGTTGCTTGCCGTGGTAAATGAGGTTATGTTCTGCTCAGAAGCGGCAAGCGTTTTATCGTTAGCATCTGTCTGTGTTAAATATCTCAGCTTGTTACAAGTGTAATGCGTAGACGGTTCGACAGGTATTCTCAGTGTTCCGTAACTGGATGAAGAACCACTTGAGATACCTACTCCTGCAGCATTGGCATAGTAATATTGTCCGTCATACCGTCCGATATAATTCGGAACGATGTTGCCTCTCGGAATAAATCCTGTTGTAGTCAATACGCCAGATGTGATTGTAATTTCCTGTGGCGTTAAATCCTGTCCTGTTTCGTTGGATCTCCAATAATATAAATATTTGCCATCTGACGGAACTTCAAATGTTCTTTCACCGCCTGCGTCTATCTGTATTCTTGACGGATATTCTGTAGAAAAATCAGCATTACCACTGAAACTCTGAGGATAAGTCTTTAAGATTCCGCACAAAGTGACTTTTACATCATTGGCATGTATATATATTTCTTTTGCTCCAACAGGGATTTCTACAATGGAAGAAAGTGATTGATCCCCACCTGTTGGAACATACCATGCTCCAGTATTTAGGATTGTGGCACGAACGGTAGGAACTGAACTATCAACAGTATAAGCACCTGTTACCATTTCACCGAAGTTCTTTAAATCAGCCTTTAAATCAGTTACCTCATTCGTCAGAGCGGTATAGTCTGCCGGGATGGAATCAATGACTTCCTGGGCTACTTCTTCTGCAGAGTCCCGGATCTGCTCGGTCGCTTCCTCGACGGCCTTGTCAAAAATGCTCATCTCAGATGTACTTTCAACAGCCTCCTCCCCATAAAACGGCTTTACGAGCAAGATGAACATAAAGGATGTGATTACTTCACCATTCAGGAGGATGCGGACCTGGCACTTGTTTTCTCCTTTTTCTGCCAGACACTGAGCGTCGAGCGGAACCGTGATGCTGTTTCCACTTCCGATCTCTGCTGTATTATAAATGGCGTTTCCGGAAGGCTTCTGGATATAAAACGCGGCTGTCGCGCCAGATGGGATTGAGTAATCGGTCAAATCGCAAAGGATATTCCGACCGGAGTCACCCTGCACAGCCGGTACGATCGGCGGCACTGTCTGCCGCGAAAAAGAAATCTTAATTGTACTTGTAATCATTTTTCACCTCAATACGCAACACCGTAAATCTTGACCGGGAGCAGGTTCATCGTTTCCGCTCCAAGCGACCATACACCATCATAATATCTGGCATATGTAATTGCCCCAAACACCACATTGTTCTGTGACACAGCAACATCTCTTGTGAACATGGAGATTGCCGTTCCCATGCCGACCGCAAACGCCTTTGTCGTTTTCCCGACAGGATGCCGCTGGACTGCCGGGGCGGTTCCAGAAGCCGATGAGTGCCAGTATTCAACATCAATGTAGTCGTATTCCGACAGGTCAAGATCAACCGTCAATGTGCTTCCGGTAGTCGCAACGCTTTCCCAGAGCAGAGAGCTCCTGTGAATGCCCTCAATCTTCGCCACCCTTGTCAGCGTAGGAGACACGCCGGAAAGAGTGACTTTATAAAGCGGCATATCTACAATTGACGCGCCGCTTCTGATATCTCCGTTGTTGTATGGCGGTTCTGCCGGAGTTCCAGCTGACGGCGTACCCTGAATAACCACAAGATCGACGCCCTCGATGCTAGTCCCCGAGGCTTTGGTGTATCGTGCACATATAAGGTCAATCCGGTTATATCCGGCTGTTCCGGGACTGATCGAAACGCTCTCAACCGTGCCCGAGTCGATGCGGAAATGAACGCCCTGCATGACTCCATCGCCATCCTCTATAGCCACCACCTCTGCGCTTGCCATCGTAGCATTAAACCGGGCACCCACATCCATCACATAGCTGCCCGGGCCGATGATGGCCCGGTTAAACGACGCCGCGTCGCTCGCCGTAACATGCGGCGTCCCCGTATGTCCTGTTACAATTTTCATCTATTATCCCCCACTCCGTACTGTATCGACAAGTTGCCGTCTTTGAGCGTGACGATCTTTGATGTGATCGGCATGCTGGCTGTCAGTCCCGTGATGTAATCAATACCGCTCACCACGTCGCCGATATTAAGATCAATTCCGTCAATCTCCCGGCATGTCGCCTTTATGCTTTTGTAATTCACCATTTCCCGAAACTGCTCGGCCGCGGCTTCCATGGTCTGCGTCATGTCGTCGCTGTCGTCCACGTAAATGCCGGTCAGCTCATCAATCCCGACAAGCGTCTGCGTGGTGCTGACGATGCCGTTTTCATCCGCATATAAGTGACCCGTCTCCGTGCCATTGAACACGATCATGTGATTGATGCCCATGCGGTAATCCTCGGAGGTAAAATCAAGCCCACCGTCCTGCGAGATGCCGTCAATGAGATGCATTGCCGGAACCACCCTCACCTCGCAGTATCCCGATTCTGCCGTCTGGACATAGGAAAAATTCAGCCGATGCCCAACGGGCTCCAGAATTGTCCTCGCCGCTTCCGCAATCGTTACATAGTCGGAGAACGTGGCTTCCGTAGCAATTCCGGTTGCATCTGCGACACGAAACAGGCCGCCGTACGACCCGATCAAGGTTGTTACGATCGCAGAGAGATCTCCACTGAGGGTTCCGCGAAACAACTTCTTGTCAAAGTATCCTCGCCATGTGTATCCTTTTACGAAGATTACGTCCTTGCTCGTGTCGCCCTCGATAGCCTTGACGATTCCGCCGTATTCCGTGCCGGGAATGTATACGCGCTTTCCAAAGGTTATATCTCCCGCCCAATCAGAATACGGAATAGTCAGTTCGAACGTGTTCCCTTCATTTCCCAGAGCAAAATCATATTCGCAGTTAATAAAGCGCTCCTCTGCGCCCACTGCGCTGGCTAAAATTAAGCCCATGACGGTTCCCTCCGCTTTCTGATCACTTCCAGGTCAAAATGGAAATTACCGGACCAGAATATTGTGGCCGTGCCGGGCGGAAGCTTGCTGAACATAGAGCGTGCACCCTTATAACGCTGATTGAAGACGTTTTTCCGTACACCGTCCGCCAACACGACTGCCGTCTGCTCTGCTGAGTTAATCACAAGCTTCTCGCTCTCTCCAATCACGACATCCGCCCCGACGTCAATCCCGTTAAGTACTACTTTCGGGCGGGACGCCGCGCCATATATCGTCATAATGTAGTCGCTGTCCTCAGTGCTGTCGTTCCAGATTTGCACGTATCCCGGGAGATCACCCTTGTAGTCGTGGCTAAAGTCGTACGGATAATCAAGATACTCATACTCTGTTTCCGGAGAATATGAAATCTCATAGACCTCCGACCTTTTCCATGTCGGATCATCTATACTGATCTTGCAGGCAATATTGACATTCCGAGGTATGTTCCAGTTGGATTTTGCGGAAGATACAAACCTGCATGAGATATACTCTCCAGTGTCCGTCAAGAGCCTGCCCGGAACATCCGTATCTGCAGATACAACTTCAACAAATTCATCGTACAGTTCAGCAAACATCGATTCCCTCAGTTCCGCTGATCTGGCGAGCGGCAGGAGGCGCACAGTAAAGTCAGCCTCCTTCGCATTAAAGTGGTATCCGCTTGTCCTGTTGTTAACCTTGGTGTAACTTAACAGCCAATCAAAAAAAGAATGGCTGATAATAACATAGGGAGAGCGATAGAAATATATCCGCTCCCCCAAATGGTTTTCATAATATAGTTTCATCGCTTAAAACCTAATTCTGAAATGAACCGCCCATACTCTCTGTTATTTGCAACCATTCTCATGTTTCCGATGCCGCGTTCAACACCGTCCGCAACGCGCTGTGTTCCGCTGATCACCACTTCGGCGAGCGTATCGAGGAGATAACCGCCGTTCTGGTTGACCGATGTGTATGTAGATACTGCCGGAATAGATGCCTGGACGCCCTCTTCCGTTGCCAATGCAAGCCTGCGGACCATATCCTGCGATGATGCAAGCATGTTGCGCAGTACGCCGGGCATGTAGTACTCCCAGCCTTCTCCAATACCTGCAATCATCCATCTGCCGACCTCGTCACGGGTTACCTTTGACGGCGACCCGATCTTGAAGAAACCCTTCAACTTCGCGAGGGCTGAACTTGCAACGCTTGCCACCTTATCATACAAGGACTGTGCCATGTCGGTGATACCCTTAACGATACCGTTAATGATGTCACTGCCTACGCTCGACCAGCTGATATTAGTAAACTTTTCTTTCGCTGAGTTGGCAATTTCCTTCAGCTTATTCGGGATTGATGTCACAACGCTTGAAATACCGTTGACGATCTTGCTGATGATATTGGAGCCACCGGCTGACCACAGCACGTTATTCTTAAACCACGAAATCGCGTTGTTGCCGATTGCCTTCAATACAGAAGGGATGTTATCTACCAGAGCCGCGATCCCGTTCTGAACGAACGTGATAACGGCGGTTCCGGCTCCAAGCCAATCGATGGATTTAAACCACTCAACAGCACTGTTTGCAATGGCCTTCAGGATGGCAGGCAGATTGTCCTTTATCGCTGTAATTCCGTTCTGGATGAACGTGATAACCGCGGTTCCGGCTTCTTTCCAATCAATCATCTTGAACCACTCAATGGCATTGTTGGCGATAGCCCGCAGAATTGCCGGAAGGTTGTCTTTAATGATCGTGATGCCGTTCTGGATGAATGTGATCACATCCGTTCCGACCTGCGACCAGTTGACTCCCTTGAACCATTCGATCGCAGTGTTGGCGATGCCCCTCATTTTCTCGGGGACGTCGTTAACAAGCAGCTGAATGGCCGCAACGATAAACTTGATCGCTTCCGTTCCGAGCGTCCCCCAGGGTACGGATTTGAACAGCTCCACCGCTGACGATCCTATCGTCATGAGCAAATTAGGTATATCGGTAAAAAATAAGTTAATGCCGGATTTAACAAGGTTGATGGCGTCCTGTCCGACCTGATCCCATTTAATCCCCGCAAACCATTCTTTCGCTGTGTTTGCGATGCCCTGAACAACTGTCGGAATTTCCGTTGCAAGCGAGTTAATTCCGCTGCTGATCATGCTGATCACGTTCGCACCTGCCTGCAGCCAGTTGATGCTCGTGATAGCGTTTGCGGCCATACCGAAGCCAACAACAAACGCCTGTCCGACTCCCTTGAGGATGTTTCCGAGCATCGGCAGGAAATTCCCAGTCAGGAACGTGCTCGCGGCGGTCGCCAGTTCCGTCAACGGCTTCTGGATGTCGTTTCCGAGCGCCATATTGCCGAGCACATTTTTCGCTGCCGCCGCCATCGACTCAAATGAGCCGGAAAAGGTCGTGTCAGCTTCGCGTGCAAAGTTGCCCGCATACTGGGATGTTCTGTCAAAAAACATCTCCATGGCAAGCTCGGCTTTTTCGGCGTTGGTCGCTGTGTTCCACTTGAAGTTCACGCCCTTTTCAAGTGCGTAAGCTTCCAAGGTTGTAGCATTCATAGCAACGCCCAGATTGTCCATCATGGTAAAGTTGCCTTTTGCCGCTCCGGCAATCGACTCCATTGCCGCGCTTGTATCCAGGCCCATGACGGAGGCGACATCCGCCGCCCTCTGCATCGCCTGGGACGTCAGTTCAAGAGATCGCTGTTGTGTGAGTCCGGAGCCCTGAAACAGCGATCCCATTTTGTTGGCGGTTGCCATATAATCGGACGCGCTCATTCCCATGTTTTTATAGGCTTTGCCCGCATCCGTTTGAATGGACTTCGCGAACTTCCCAAAAACGGCCTCTGTTCCGCCAAGGTTCTGCTGCAGCTCCGACCCCTCGCCGATCGCGGCCTTTACGCCGGTTATGATCGCCGTACCGATCCCTGCTGCTGCAATCGCGCCTTTGATCTTCGACGCTATGCCAAGCCCTGCCGATGTTCCGGCCTTATCCGCTTCACCGCCAAGCACACTTGATATAGAATTTTGCAATCCTTCTGCAGATGGAATGATCTGCACATATGCTTTAGCTAAGTCCATTGATTATCCTCTGCCGCTCCGCCTCAAATTCTGCGCCTGTGCGGAACGTCTTTACATCACTCTTTTCCTTGCCGCCGCCCATGATGATTTCCGTCAGCGGTTCCGGTTTGTTCGTTCCCTTGTGCCCGTCTTCGGTCTGCATCCACCTGATGACGTTCAGCTGGTCAAAGATCGCTGCGAGCAAATAGGTGCTATAATCGCACTTAAAGCCTGATAACCGTTTTTTCGTGCGGCTATCAGGCTTCAATCCAGAACATAACGCCGATGCTGTCCTGATCGGCAGAGATCGCCAATCAAGTACTCCGTAGGTTTCCGCCATGTCGCAAATCAGCATGGTTTCGTCAGACGCTACCGCTTCGGCAAGGCTGATCAGTTTTTTACGGAAGCAGGCAGCAGATCCATGATCTCCTTCAGCTCAGCTAAAACACCGTCCGCAGATACCCGCCCGTTATCTTTCCTGTTCGCCTCATACAGTACTTTTTTTCCTTCGGCACCAAGCAGAATCTTGATGACCTGTTTCATTCCGGACAGATCGCCACTGTCCAGATCGATCAGAGCATCCAGCAGCTCCATGTCGTCGGAACACTCTTTATCGATCTTGTAGCAATTTCCGGCTGATGTTTTAACCTCGATCATATTGCTGTCTTTCCCCATTTCGACCTCCTATTACGCCGCCTTAATATACTCGTAGTGCGTATTGCCATCCGAATCGGGCATGCAGGTGACCGTGGTGTTGTAGCCGACTGCCTCATCATCCTTGTATGTGATCTCGCCAACCTCCGTAACGGATGCGGACGGAATCACAATGCGCTTCAGGACACCGCTTTTCATGATCATGTCAATCACGATCGCGCTCGACTCCTGGACGCTGTTGTTTGCCTTCACGGTGATGCCTGCCTCGAGTGCTCCGGAAACGTTGGTGCTTCCGTAGACATGTTTCAGCACCGCAAGATTAAGCGCCTCGATCAGCGTGTAGTTGAAAGTATCCGGCTTTTCAGACGATGTCGTCAGCACAACGTCTCCGCCCCACGCCTTGATCGTCTCGACAGTCGGCGAGTTGCTGTTCACTACGCCGTCCTCGGAGCAATAACCCATTGCGATAAATGCCGCATCGAGCGCCGTAGTTGCGTCAGTCGGCAGCGTAGAGCCCACGGGTGCCACATAAATCGCACCCGCAACGGCAGGCTTGGCCGTTGTTACATTTGATACTGTATTCATGTATAAGTCTCCTTATAATGGTGTGATCTCAAAAACGGCCTGGTATCTGTACCGCTTTTGCGTCTCGTTTGTGTAGTTATAGTCAGAATTTAACTTTGCCGCAGAAATGACATTCGTCTCCACGGACTTCTCGACCGCATCCTTTACGGCCTCGTTAAGCCGCGCCGCCATATACATGCTTCCTGCATACGACTGGATCGTGATCATTGCCGTCTCAACATGATTGCTCTTCCTGCTTCCAGTCTTTTCAATAACGACAAATTTTGCAGGCGGCTTTTCCGGTATTTCCATGAAAACAGGCACTTGTACAAGCGGAGATTCGGGGTCCGGCAGGTGTTCTAGAAGATATTCGTACATCAAAAGCTCTACCATGCATTACCCCCATAAACTTTTCAGAAGCGTGTTATTGTCCATGTTGTCCTTGTACGCATCGGTATCTGCAGGATACACATTTACATATCCCCTCTTTTTGCCCTGGTGCGCACTGGATGCATAGCCCGCCCCGGCTCTCGACGCAACGCTTGCCGCCTGAGCTTCACATTCCGCCATAATCTCGGGTGATGAGAGCAGTTCCTGAACTCCCTTGGATATCAATTTAACCGTCATACGCTTCGCACCTGACTTTCATATGCCACTTGGTGGGGATGTTCGCTTCGACGCCCGTGATCGGAAAGCCGAAGGTCTTCGCCCTGTGGACGCCGTAGCTGTCCGACCACTCAACGACCTTGTCCCTCCAATCATGGGTATCACCCTTCGGGATGCCGAGCATGTAGCGGATGACTTTTCCGTACATCTGCGTTGATGTGGTGATGTCGTCCGTTGTCGGCTGCCCAATGAGCACGTTGTCCACCTGTGTCGGCTTTGTGACGTACTCCTTCGCGCCAAAAGGATCCCGTCCGTTGTCAACGGTTTCGTATAACGTGACAGTCATGCCCTTCATTGACTCACCGCCTCCTCAACGGGGCTGTATGATCCGATGCGATCCCCGATGCCAAGAATCCGTTTATCTGTCTTCGACAAATATATTTCGCCGTTACTGCCGCCGCTTCCGATCGTCCACGACTGGGAATATCCCAGGCCGGACATTGATCCCTGTGTTGCCCCCATCGGATATCCGGTCGTTTCGCCGTCGCCGATGGCCCGCATGACCATGCGACACGACACGACAAGTTTTTTGTCCGCGCTCGCCCCGGATGCAAACGTGTCAATGATGACCGCCGCATCGTCAAGCAGAGTTCCGCAGATTATGATTTCCTCATCGGTCAGCGTCCGGCTCAATCTTGCCTGAACATCCGTAACGGTTGCGTATGCCATCACTTGCCCTTTCTCGCCTGCTTCGGCGCTTTTGATGTGGGCTTTTCCGCGCTCTTCACGGCGGGTTTTTTATGCCCCGCCGCAAGATATTCTTCTGCGCGTTCTTCCGCGACCCACATTTCCGTGCCGGTAATCTTATTGATGAATTTAATCATCAGGACGGAATAGCGCCGGTCAGCAGGTTGAAGCAGGAAGTGTCAGCGCGGAAACCGACTTCAATCTCTGCCCTTACACCGACCATGTTCTGCTGCCAAAGGTTGATCGTGGTCGCATCGTTGCCGCTTCCGACTGTCAGGGATGCGGTATCGGTCACGGAAATTTCCACACCGTTAACAGTGCCGTAAAGGGCCTGTGTCCAGTCACCGGCGATACCCACAATGGCGGGAGTGCCTGCGGTCTGTCCGGCTGCGGCTGTACCTGCTTTGTATACGTTTTTGTTGAAATAAGCCGGTACACCCAGCACTTTATCGACTACACCGTCATTTGCAGACGCAAGGAACAGCGGCCTGTTGGTCGTATCGGTTGCGGTCAGCAGAAGCGCGCGTGCCTGTGCGCCAAGTGCAAAGCCGTTCATAACGCCGCCGTGTGCCGCGATGTCTGCATCAGCCGCAACCATGCCCAGATAAGTGCCGTTGTTGGCGTTCAGGATCGACTGTGCGGTACAAGATGCGAATGTGTCGAAATTGGACTGTGACGGCGCCTGTGTTGCGCCAATGATCGTGCTGTCGAATACGCCAGCCAGTGCCGCCGGAAGCCTGCCAACCAGTGCGTCATACAGCGCCGGAATATCGCGAACAAATTCCTTTGAGAACGTTTCGATGACAGCGATCTTGAACGCCTGCATCAGTTTCGTTCCGGGAGTTCCGTTCGATACGGGTTTAACGCCGGTTTCTGCAACCCATGCCGCTGTCGGATCGCCAGTGATGACAGGAATGGTAACGCCGCGTCCGGGAAGTTCGATTCTTCTGGCAAGTCTCATGATTGCAGATTCCTGCTGTGTTTTCTGAAGGATTTCGCTCGAAATGTCGCTCGGAAGAGCCATTGAGTTTGTAGTTCTGTTAATATCAGCCATGATTTGTCTCCTTTTTAGTGGTTGATGTTTGATTCGAACCAGTCTTTGAACTGGTCTCTTGTTGCCTGTTTGACATCCACATGCTGTTCACCGGCATCGGGAACCGCCGGATATTTCGGCTTTGCGAAGTCGCTGATCGCCGCAGCCTGTTCGCGGCATGCGTCTTCTGTTTCGCCTGTCAGCAGTTTTGCGGGTATCCCGGTCTCTCCGGACACTTTCTCACGCATCAGCCGGAGGTTTTCGGCGGCTGTCATCTGGTCGAGCTGCTTCTGGAGGCCGTCGGCCCGTTCCTTTTCGGACTGCATCGCTTCCGCTGCGCCGTTCGCGTTTGCAAGCTGCTGCTGGACGTCATCGAGCTGACTCTGGAGAGCTTCAACGCCGCGCTTCGCGTTGTTAATGTCCTCCCCATTGAGGTTCATTAGCTTGTCGATCTGCTCCCCGGTCGCATCTGGAAAAATGGTTGTGATGTCGGTGCGTTTCATGCATCTCCTTTCCTGCTACGCTTTTTACGTGGTTGCCTCACAGCAGTGCGTTCTTTTACGTCCCGCCAGACAAAATTTTTTGTATTAAAAAAAACAGGCATCATTTGATGTCTGTTTCTTCAGCAGATGAACTATTCAATTCTTGACGCTTCGCGTATGCTGATCGTTTCTGCGCATTTATCTTGTCTTTGTTTTCAGCATAGAATTCACGCCGCATTGAATTCAGTTTGTCTTTTGACGTTCTCCCTTCCGCGTCTTTGTATATACGCAAATAATCGTTCGGGTCATATCCTGATACAGTTGATGTGTCATCATACCGGATTGCATAATGGCAATCACAGTTGCCGTGAATGTGCTCGGCCGTTCCGTCTCCCGTCAGTGTCTGCCATCCCCGCGATGCCAATGCAATGCAATACGGACATGTGTCCCCGCGTGGAATCCATGCGATCTGCGCATTGTTTTTCTTAGCATTGAGCAGCGTTGTGTTTTCACCCGCCAGCTTGACAAGGCGGCTGACCGATGATGCCAACATGTTGGGACTCTGCGACTGCTTGAGCACCCCGTTGACGGTCTTTGCGACATCGCCATACGTTGCCGTTTCCGCCATCTCGGCAGTTACCGGATGCCCCGCAAGTATCGAGACCGCTTCGAACATCTCCGCAGATATAGCGGCTGAGCTTGTACCATATTTCGTTGCGATATTGTACGCCGTCCTGATCAGCGCGTCCGGGTTTGTGATGCCGTATTTTTCAACATGGCTTTTCATCAGGTTGTATGACTTTTCGTCTATACGCTTCATGATTGCAAGATAATCATTCCACGCTTTTTCCGTGATGATCATACTTCTTCACCTTCCAGAGACATCGCAACATTAAATCCGGCATTTCTGCGCTCCTGCGCCTTGATCCGGCGGATGTCTGCCTGGTCAAAACCGATCATTTCCGCAAAAACATCGGTTGATGCAAAAGTGGGTCGCGCTGATGCTATTTTAATCGCCGCATCTGCGGTCACGGCAACAGACAGCATCGCAGGATTTTTAAAGTGCGCCATGACTTTGCGCTGTTCATCGCTCAGCCCGCTCAGCGTGGTGTCGTTAGCGATGGCGAGGGCCATCTGAGCGATCACCCGGAGTGAGTCACCATTGGACGTGTTGAGCTGTTCCGCCATATTGACAAGCGTCTGGGACTGCGCAAGGATCGCATCCGATGAGGTCGGATTTGCATCGTTGACAACGCCAGTGTCCGTCACAGTCAAGCCGGTTGCGGCAGAAAACTGTGTTGCGAGTATGCGGAGCATCTCAACATGTGGCGCGATGTTACCCTGCTGAAGCTGACCGAATGTCGGTTTCTCGCCTGTCTCCGGATTTGTCGTGGACGCAAGGATGTTGCCGATGTACTGTTTGAACTTCTGATTGATGACGGCATCATACTGATCATCTGTCACGCCCAGAAGATACTTCTGCGGAGCTGTCGAAAACTCAAGCCCAATTGTTGCGTTGGCTATCGTCCTGACGTAGCCCTGGATCAGCCTGCGAATCGGCTCTTTTATCCTTGACCGCCCGAACGGCTTGGAAGAGGTGGCGTCCCACACCATGGCCACCATCAGCGGCCTGCCCATGCGGTGCGAATGTTCCTGGGCAATCCACTTTTCACCGGCCCGCTTGAGCACCCAAATTGCACTGTCCGTGTAAAGATTTATGACGTCCGGCCGCCACAACATGTCCGTCTCGGAAATACTGGACGAAACAACAGCAAATCCATAATCAACCCGCTGTTTCTCTCCGCTCCAGACAGCCGCAGCCGTCTGCGGAGAGTGGAAGCGGATGCGCACCCTCGTTTCCGGATCTGCAGACAACGTTGCAAAGGTGCAACCGTATTTCAGCTCATCCTTGCAGGCTTTGATGTACTGCGCGATCAAGCGGTTGTCCTCTGCGATCTGCGTCAGCTCCTCAGAATTTTCGCCGTCCGAACTCACAAATCCGTCGAACATTGACCGCGATGCAAGCACGTCAACGGCCTTGCTCCCCCATGCGCACCCGATCTCAAGGCCGTGCATTCCCTGCGGCAGAGCGATCCCAAGATTAACTTCCGACAGCGGGATCTTTCCCTCGTAATATCTGTCCTTATGTGCATTTTTCGCGGCATGGCTGTTATAAATATCCAACAGCTTTGCCAACATTGCCATCTCGCGGGCAGGCAGCCCCGTCACCTGGCTAATTGATAAATTCATGATCATGTCAGCTCACCCGATTCGCATCCGTTTAGCCGGATCTCGTTTTGATGTTTTTGCGCCGTATAGTGCAAGCGCTGCCGCCTCAATAGGGATTGAGTTGTCGCCTCCAAATCCCCACCCACCTGCTATCGGTCTTTTCACCGCCGTGATGGCGCTGTCTCTCAATGTTTCCTGCTTGTAAAACCATGTGACCGTCTGCTCGTTCAGACAATCCGTCAACGTACTGACCGCCGCTATTACATCGCGGGCGCTCGGTTTAACAACCGCGTCCTTCATACGCCAGACATGCGATATCTTGTCGATCAGAACATCAACGCCGTTTTTTCCGTCAATATACACACAACAGGCTTGCGAATATCGCTCATTGAGCCACTCTGCAAGCCAATTCACGCCCTGGCCGGTCGGCCTGATGTCGATCAGTGATATCCTGGCAATACCATTGCCCGGGACCACGGCGCCGCACAGGCAGACCATTGAACCGTCCAGCGAGAATTTGACGCCGTATGCCGTTTTTCCGTTTGGCTTTCCGGCTGTCGATTTGCAGGCGTCCCACACGGCAACAGGTATGGCATATTCCTGCTTTTGTTCCGAGATTGGCGCCCACCATCCAAGGCGCTCCCTGGCAAATCCGTCAAGGCTCATATTTTCAAACTCGTTTATCACGGTTTTTTCCGCGATCCGATATCCGAGCGCCGGATTTGTATCATATGCCGCTTCTACGGCCTGCGCTGCGCTCTGTATGGTTTTTTCCAGGTCATCTGCAGCAAGCGCCCATTCCATCCACCACGTACCGCCTTTATCTGCGGAGTGCGCTTTGTCGTGCATTTCCTTGAACACAGTGCCTTTGCAGGCGGCACCTGGAGGAGTGCCAATATAGATCTGTTGTGGCATCATGGATGCGTCACGCGCATCAGCCGCAGCCGATATCACCGGAAGCAATGCTTCTTGTTGTTCCGGTGTAAGCTCCTGGGCTTCATCTACAATGATAACGGAGTATGTGCCGCCACGCGATCCGCTGTTCGTCCTGGTTGCAAACTCGATGCATCCACCCTCGCGCACCTGTCCGTTATCGTCCACCCAATCCTTGAAGTAGATGCCCTCATATCCCCTGACATGGCTAATAGACTTCACGTCACGCGCAAAATCAGGATATCTCTCCGGACTCTCGAAGATATTGCAGATCGCCCGGAACATTTTGTTGGTGGTTGTACTGTGGTGCGCGGAGTACAGCACATCTTTGTGCTCAAAATCTGACTTGTAAATGGCGTAGTATCTTGCGGCGTAGCTTTTCCCGTTCTGCCGTGGTTTACTGATCCCGATTGTCAGCCCGGCAGGGGAGCCGTCTGCATTGCTCGCAAGCATCAGCCCGATCTCGTAACGCTGAGAAGGATAAAACGAAGCGCCGCCGTCCGCTTCAAACATATCCGCAACATCGCTCCCGATCGAGTGATCATAACCGCCAATGACGGCAAACGTCGGCTCCTGTCTACCTGTTTTCATACTGTTTCTTCAGGCGGTCATGTAAGCTCTCTTTTTTCTCCGTCGGCGCTGGCATGCTCTCCAGTTCCGCCATGACTTCCATCAGGCGCTTGGTGTTTGACGCCATATCGCGCCCACTCTCGCAGTTCTGGATGGTCTGCGCCAGGATGTCGCGCAGTGCTATTAATGTCTGTCTTTTGTCGCCGCTCTTTGCAGCCGTGATTAAGTCGCTCATAATTACCGCCTTTGTAATCTATTCGCCTAGAAAAAGGCCTGAAAGCATGTAGGCGGCATGCTTGTCGGTAGCTAACCTATTCAGGCCCATGTTACTTATTCTGTGGAAATGCCCTGCGCTCTGTTCGGCGCT